AGAGTCATCAATCTGTCTTAATACTTGGAATGAAACATCTGAAATACTTTTTGGTCTTGGTCTTTGAGTCGGGAATAGTAAGTCATTATTACCTATATCTCTAAACAATGCGGTACTTGGTAAAAATGCAGTACTACCAGTATTTCTAACTGCAAATGAATGTGGTGCAGTATCGAAATCTCCATGTCTTTCTACTGCAGAGATATCTGTTATTTGTCGATTAGAACCACCTGGCCCTTTCAACTGAATGTCCATTAAGTAAAGACGAACTTCATTGTTTACTACTTGAATTGATTTAACCCTTGCAGTACCAATAACCGTACTACTTTGCATTAAATTAACTAATTCAAAATTTCCAAGTGCAGCTGCAGGCCCTACAGTTGAACCACCGTCTGTTTGGAATACAAGATATGAACCATAGTCCACACCAATCGCTTCGTTGTTATTTGTGACTGTAGTTCTGGGTTTTGAAATAGTTAATTTACTTGGTCTTTCTTTATTTACACGATAACCGTTTAGATATACTGTTCCCGCAGATATGTTTGCAATTAGATTAGATGTACTACCATTTGCAGAGTCATCTTCAAAAGTCACTCTAAATGGACGGACAACATAATTACCTGACTCTTCTTTTGTTCTAAGTGCAAGAACATCATTAATCTTATTGTAATCTTCTGTACCAGTGACAACTTCTTCTATTTCTCCGTCTACTATATCACAAAAGTATACGAAGTTATCACTTGCAGTGACACTTGTTTTGTTAACAAGAGTTAATCTAATTCTGTATCGGTCTGCACCAGGCGATGCAGTATTTGGAGTTGCACCCTGATTATCAAAGAGTGATGTATCGTCTCCTGACGTGACAATATCTTCTGCAACAGTAAATCCAACAGTTGCAGTTCCAGTTGTAGTATATTTTGAAATAACTAAAGATTGTTGAGCTGCAAATACAAAGTGTCCTCTTACAAAGAAGTCTCCCCCAGATACATGAAGTATTGTACCTTGACCAGTTGCTGGGTTTGCAACAGTATTTGTTGTTTGAACTTGCAACTGTTGACCACCACCAGCATTTATGATTTCACCCGCAGTAAATCTAACTGGTGCAGAACCCGCTAATTGACTTGTATTTGTATCAGTATATTGTACATATAAAGTTGCGGGGTCAGAACCACTTGCGGCCTCAAATCTAATAACTCTTGCTTTTATACTTGAAGTTGCACCCGTAAATTCTAATCCAACTAAAGTAGAAGTATCTGCTGGTAATGCATTTAATGGGTCACTTATATCTAATTTTACAAATTCTGCATGTCTGTCAACACTAGGCCCGCCTGGGTTTACAGCCGCACCTTCTTTAAATATATTTCTACCAAACCTTGCAATCTCTTCTTGAATGATAGTTTGCATTTGCGTAAGTTCTCTTGCTTGCAACGCACGACCCGAGTTAAATAATATTCTATGAAAATTATCTGCACTGTCAAAGTCGTCTTTATATGTTGTTTCAAAAGTTGACTTATTAAAAGTTGTTGACATTTTTTATTCCTATACTTGTATTACGATTTTTAAATCTTCTGTTTGACCACTTGCTCTTGTAATTGCACTTCGGTTATCAATATACAATAGTTGACCTGAATTTGGGTCTACTTCTGGAGTACTGTCGTGATTACCACCACTAAGAAGTACACCAGTAGAACCACCAGATGCAGTAATTGTTTCTCCCGTAGTAAAAGATGTAAATCCATTACTATCAGTTTGATGAATAAACAAAGTACCTTGAGCAAGACCAGTTGGGCCAGTAGAGTCAAAATCTACAATTGCTTTTGCACCAGATGTTCCACCAGTTATTACTTGGTCTTTTTCAAATGCTTTACTTAAAGATGCAAAGTTAAGAGTTCTTAGTGTATTACCAGTTTCTTCTGTAAATGGACTAGATGTTGAGTCTCCTAATTCGGGGTTCTTAAGTAAACCGACTTGTCTAAATTGTTGATTTATAAAAAAGTCTGCTCTTTCTGCACCCGAAGGTTTTGCATTAAACATTAGTGCATTACTTCTTAAATCTGATACTGGGTCATCACCTAAACCACCACTATCAAGAGTACGTCTTGAAGTTGAAAGAATAGGTCTAATTATTGCAGCCGAGTCTGGTGAACCACCACTTACTGTGACAGATGCAAAGTTATATCCTGAACCAAAATTTGCCTGAACTAAATTACCAGAACCGTCCTCAGTAGGAATAACCTTGACTACTGCACCACCAGATATAGTTGCGGTTGCAATTGCAGAACTACCGTCTCCCGTGATTGTTAATGTTGGTGCAGAACTATATCCAGAGCCTGGATTATCGATTGCATATCCTACAACTTGACCTAATATTGAAGCCTCTTGAATTGCAAGTTGTTCTGTTTGGTTTGAACTAAAAGCAGCCAATCTTGCACCTGATACTCCACCCGCACTATCTTTATCAATAAACTCTACAGGCATAAAGTTTGCAGATTGAAATTTGTTTGCAGTTGCGGAACTAATACTGTATACCATTTTCCAAACATATCCGTCAGATGTTTTGAAAGGTGTACCCGAAGTATTACCCGTTGGTTCTATAGTAGATGCAATCGCAACTCCAGTGTTAGAAATAGATTTTCTTAATACCATGTATACTTGTTGGTTTGAGTTGACCACATAGTATGGATTTGAATTACCAGTTGATTGGTCATCATATGCATCATAGAATGTACCAGATGACCAGTTATATCTTGGAACTACAAAAGATGCGTCAGTTATTAATTTAACCGATTGCATGTTGTTTCTAAAATCTCTCTCTTCGTGATAAGACCCGTCTGGTGTAGGAGATACATCTGTCGCATTCCACTCTTGTGAACGACCAATAGCTGCATAGAACTTATCTCCATTACTATCTTTTCTACCTTTAATTTCGTCTAAGATAAATCTTCTTAAAGGACTAGTTATTGTTGCGGTCATTTCTTATTCTCCTTATGCGACTGCACCACCGTAGGTTGCAAGTATTTGCCAGTTAGTTCCGTCAAAAATTAATGTTCCAGTTTCATTCTGTTGTAATGTTAAAGTAGTTCCCGCACCAAAATTTGCGGGAGTGATAACTGCATTACCAGCACCACTATTTACTACATATTTAACTTGTCCAACAACTCCGTCTGCGATACTATATGTACCCGCAGTTCCTTTTGTTATTTGAGTAAATGGAAGTAATAAAGACAATGCTTCATTAGAACCCGTGTTTACTGTTTCTTGTTTAAGAACATGTGAATTATTTAGTATAATTTTACCAGTTCCTTTTGCTTCTAATTCTAAACCAACATTAGTGTCTCCACCTTTTGCAGTTATCTTTGGATTATTACTGGTTGCGTTATTGGTAAGGTTAACGTGGTTAACTGCACTTGCAGTCTTTGTTAATTCTAATACTTCATTACCCGAAGAGTCTTGTAATACTCCACCCCCAGATAAACCAGAAATCTTAGGTGCATTTATTGTAGGTGTATTGACTGTTGGACTGGTAAGTGTTTTGTTTGTTAGGGTATTAGTACTTGAGTCTAATACTACATTACCACTTGCATTTGGAAATACTATCTGTCTATCTCCAGTTGGTTCTACAACTTGTAAAGTGGTTTCATGTGCATCTGCAGTTGTACCTTCAAATCTAATCAATCCAGTTGCAGAGTCACTAAAAGTAATTTTAGTAGTTAAAGTAGCTGCACTTGCAGACAAATCAGTTGCGGTCTTTCCACCTAATACAGCATAAATTTCTGTAAAGTTATTGTTTATCTTGGTTGCAGCCGCACGGAGAGTATCACCCGTTCCGTCATTCGCACTACTTCCGTTATTGATTACTGATTTTCCCATGTTTTATTTCCTATGTCCTATTTATACAAGTTATAAACCTAATCCCTAAAAAGTTTCAAATTTGTCTTGGTCAAATGTTTCTATTGTAAATTCATTACTAAAGTCTATCTCAAAGTTAGATGTTGCAGTACCAGCACCATTCGAGTCCGCATCAAATGTAGGACTTGTTCTTAATTCTGCAGCTCTCATTGTTGCATATTGTTTCTGTACATCTGAGATACTTGCAGTTGCAAGTGAATTAATTAGATTATCATCAATAATAACCCTTAGAGTTGTACCACCACTATCTAAAAGACCAGTGACTTCTGGTGCAAATTGGTTGACTTGACTGAATAATGCAGTGTTGAAACCTACCACATCGATTGAACCCGCATCTGAGTCAACAAGAGATAATGGTGAAGATGTATTAAGAAGTCCAGTATTTTCTAATCTTACTTCTGAACCAACAAACATTCCAGCAGGGTGAACAAATAACTTATATGGTCTTTCCCATGTTGCTTGTGATAGTTCACTAATTATTCGTATTGCAAAGGTTTGATACAATTCATCATTTGTTAAAAACTTAATTGACTCCGCACCTAATTCAGATGAACCTACAGTAAAAACATCTTTTTTAGGATAGTCTACTTCTACATCAATACCGTAGAACATTCTAAAAAATTGTTGTATTGAAAACTTAGTACCTTTAGTACTGTATAAATTATGTGAGAATTTTGCAGCTGTTCTTTTATCAAGAAATCCTTCAAAGTATGCTTGTCCTAATAACAATTCATCTTCAATATATGATAGTAAAGACTCGTCTACCTGATTGATATCTCTTGCATAAAATAAATCATTTACTAATCTACTTGGAGAACCGTCACTGTCCTCGAAGTGAAAATATTCTTTTAAAAACGAGACAAGTTTAGGATACTCAGTTTTGAAATGGTCTGGTAGAACTTTCTCTACATCACGACCCGTAGCAAACGCAAGTTCTCTACGATTATCATCTCTTAGAGTATCGTCTACTTTATGTCCCATATTAGTTTATTACACTCGAGTCTACTTCAACTGGACTAACAGAAGATTGGATTGCATCAAACTCAATTACATTTTCTCTTAATGGTGTCACAAAAGATTGGTTAGAAGGTACTACACTTACCTTAACAAATGCATCTCCAGTCACAATACTATCTACTTGTAATCCAGTTATACTAACTGTATCTCCACTAAAAGAACCAACATTATCAACAATAACTTCTTGTGTTAAATTTGAAAATAGTTCAAGTACTGTAGAACCCAAACGATTTCGGATACTACAACTTTGATTGTTGAAGTTAAATGCAGAAGAAGTGACTATTCTATTTACATCGTCTGCAGCTGCAATATCCATTGGAAATTTTAAACTATGATTTTCTACTGCAGTAAGTGTTGGAGTAAATCTTTGTTGCACTTTTAAATTCATTCGAGAAGATAAAACTGCGGGACTTACTTCATCAATTAGTGCTAATAGATTAGACCTTCTGAATGATTGACCAAACTTACCAGTCTTGGTACTAAAATAAGATGAAATTTCATTGTCTATATTTGCTTTAATAGATGCTTCACTTTCACTTGTTAAGTTAGGATTAAACTGGAAGAATGTAGTAGTTTCAATAAAAGTCTTGATTGGGTCAATAAACTTAATATCAAAAGATGCAACTGATAAATCTTTGAGTAAATCTACGATTGCATCTTTGGTTTCTTGTTTTGTTGCATCACCACTTACAGTATCATTTTCGATACTATCGTTGAATAGTAATGATAAGAATACTACACCAAATTCTGGTTCAAGTGCATCTTGTCCACCAAATGCTTTTATATCTTTGATTAAAGAACTAAAGTTTCTTTTTGTTAGAGTTGCATAGTCATCTGCAGTCACAGCTCTGTTTTGAGTTGCATACTGGAATGGTGCAGTAGTTCTGATAGACTCTACAGTTTCTTTTTCAGAACCACCCGAAGAATTAGATACTGTTGTGACAGATGCAGTATATCCAACACCGTTTACTTGTACTTGTTGTTGTGGTGCGAATACCTTTGCACCATTAGCATCTCCACCTTTTACAGATAGATAGTCAACCGTGACTTTGTTTCCCGCAACTGGTGATATACCTAAAGTAGTCTTGTTTCCAAAACTTAATTCAAAGTTTCCGTTTGGACTTTCTCTAAGTATATAAATTCTTGATAGTTCTGTTAAACTGGTTGCGTTTCTTAAATCAGTAAAGGTTGAAAAGGTTGTTCCACTTGCAGTCTCAAAGTTCTTAACAACCGCAGTATCAATATCCATATTTTCGTCTGGAATAATATATGCAAAGTTTTCAGTCTGTCCAGTAATTAAAAAGGTTTTAGTTGTTGCAGTTCCTTCAAATACTTTAATACTTTCACTACCGTCTACTGTGGTAAACTTATATGCACCCGCACCGTCATCGGTTGCAGTTATTTCTTCTTGCGTTTGGAATTCATAAACAATATCATCTACCGTTGAGTTGAATTTAAAACCACTTGGGATTGTGACTTTGTTCGGTCTACCAGAAACACCCGCAAGACTGATTGACATATTAATAACTCCTTGAGAAGAGTTTTTAGAGTCTGGTACATAACCAATACCTTCTGCAAGTGAGACTATAGAACTTCTTAACTGAGCACTTCCAAGATAAGACTCGTTCAATGCAAAGTTAGCAATCAATCCATTGAAGTGTGTGTTATATGCAAGGACATCTAGTATATTAGAAAGACCAGATGCTTCAAAGTTATAATCACTAAACTCGTCTGTCTGTGCAAGAAATGTTTTTAGATTATTCTTAATTGCTTGAAAATCTAATGCGGTTGATTTAATTGTTGTTGTTCCCATATTACCTTATCCTTTCGATTATTGTAGAAAACTCTACAATTTGACCAGTGTTAACTACTTTAAATTCTACGTTTACATGTAATGCATTCCTATCTGGGTCAAGTGTGACAATCAAATCTAATACTTCTGCACGGGGTTCATATTTAGATATACTAAACATTATCTGGTCTTTTATTTCACTTGCGGTACTATCGACTGCAAGTCCAAACAATCTACCTTGTACATCTCCACCAAAATCATTATTAAAAGGTTTCTCTAATCTATTCGTTAGAAGTAGAGTTTTGATTGCTTGTTTTACTGCGGCCGCATTCTCCTTTTTAAATATATCACCACTTGTTCCTTTCGCTTTGAAGAATAAGTCAATGTCTTTATAGTTAGACGAACGACTAGTAGAAATGTTAAAAACATTCAAGTCGCCTTGGTCTTCTTTTGCGTATGCGTTTCCCATGTATCTATTTATACTCGTTTGATTATTTTATCGTTATAAATCTTCATCATCTCCTATCATAAATGTATCTGATTGAATACTCTCATAGAATGATGCTACTCTATCTTCTTCATCTCTTTCTTCTTGTGTTAAACTTGCTCTTCTTTTTGCTTCGACTCTTTGTTGTCTTGCAAGTTCTCTTCTTCGGGAGTCAGATTGGGCTTCTTGTAATTTTCTAATTCCCTCAATTTGTTCTTGACCTTTTTTTGTATTAGGGTCAACTGGTAAACCAGTATCCTTGTCAATTAAGTTTCTTGTTCCAGCTAAAACTTCTTGCGTATCTCGTTCTACATTTTGTACTGACTGTTGTACTATATCTAAGTTTTCTGGAACTTTAGTTAACTCGTGACCACTTCCTACTGGACGAGTATCCGCAAGATTGTCAATAGTCTCTTCTGCTTCTAATTGTTTTTCTAAGTTTCTTGGTTGGTTCTGTAAGGTTCTTCCATGTGAACTTTGACCAGACGTATCGTAAGTAATTTTACTGGATAAGTTTCTTTGTACTCTTCTATCGTTTCTATCAAAGTATTCTAATACTTCAATAAACTCACCGTCAGATTGTAGTTGACCATTAAAGAAAGTCTTAATCATTCTGGTAAAGTTTACATTAAAGTCTTCACCGACAGTAGGCATTTGCACTCCAATCTGTGCAGTGAGAGTATTGTCTGGATTATAAGAGTCGTAGTCTAATCGTATCTCACCATAGTCCGCATAGTCTTTCCAGTATTCTGCAATATCAAATGTTGTTTCCAAATCAACAATACCGTCATTACCAATGACTTGATAGTATACTAATTCACCTTTACTCTTTGCAAGAGTATCACCTGATAGAGTTTCACTTGGGCCTGCACGATAGATACCTTCACTTACCACTAATCTTACTTTGTTGAATAAATCTATATTACCATTTATCATACGCATCATTTCTGCTTGTAGATATAGTTGTCTTGCAATCGCTTCTCTTTCTTTCTTAGTACCTATGTGATTAAAAGATGTTCTGTCTCCATATGCACCAAGAAACTTTGCAATGGTTATACCAGGCCCTAACTTTGTTGCAGACGTAATTGTTGCAACTAAATTAGGATTATATACTGGGTCTACTACTAATATACTCATCGTTTCTTCGGAGTAAATCTTTTACCCCTATTCTCCGTTGCATTACCTATCGCAGTATAACCAAATCTAGATGTTGGTTCTTTACCACTGACTCTACCAATACGTTTTGGTTTTGTTCTAAATGATGTTTTACTTACTCTACCTTCTGCAACCATTTGTCCCAGAAGTTCATCTCTTTTACTTTCTGTTCTAAGTTTTGACCTAATCTCCTGAGTGGTTGGGTGTCTATCAAAGAACCCTAGATAGTCATCACTAAAATCAAGTGCGTTCTTAAGTTTATCTTCGTTATCAATCGACACATCACGCACTGCAAACTCTCCGACTGTTCCATAAGCTGCAACGATATCTGGTATTGGTGGTGGCCCTAATGGTTTATTCGTTTCTTGGTCTATTGCAATATCTGGAGCACCACCAGTATGTCCAAGTGTACTACCAGATTGAACATTTTGTGCATATGATTGTGAGTGTGTTAAATCAGATACTTCTGCAAACTTAGCACGTTCAGATTTATATGCAAACAATCCAAAGATAGACTCAGTTGCTTGTCCATGAAAAGACCCGTAGAATGATGCACCACTGGTAAACGGTTTTGCACCCGCATTACCCATAAAGACATCTCCAGTAAAGTTTACATTCTTACCACCTATTGAACCTTTCATTCCAAAGATAGATACTTGTTTAATACCCGTTGCGTTAAATACTTCACTAGTCATTGCGAGAGAAGTCTTCGCAGATACAAACATATCTTTCTCTACTGCAATCTCATTGTCTCCTTCTATCCAGTTCTTTTGATTACCCTTGACATATTGGTTATTGTTTGATAACATAATATCGGTGTGTTCACCAATTGTTTTGGTTGACTTAGTACCTTTGGTCACATATTCAGAATTCTTGGTCACAAAGGTTCTATGGTTCTCAGAGATACCTTCTATATGATTACCCGCAACTTGTACATTATAATTACCCCCGACATCGACATTGTAGTCTCCAGTCACGGTTAGATTTAAATTACCTTTATATACCAAACTACCATGACCTTCAACGATAAGAGTTTGGTCTCCACCAGTCACTTCTACTTTATTATTGACTGCAGAAATAACTACTGAACCGTCTGCTCGCATTTCTACACCCGCACCTTTACGGTGTTTAATTAGTATACGTTCCCCACCAGGCGTGTCATCATATTCCACGACATGTCCCGAAGGAGTTTCATCTACTTGATTAAAAGGAAAACGAGAAGGTCTTTGTTCTTCAATGTTTAGTGGAACACCTTCTGCACCACCATTTACATAAAGGTCATTTACCTTTGTACCCCTTGCAGCTTTGTTTATTCCTGACCCGAAGTTGTAATCTCTTTTTGGATACTCACCAGTTGGGTCTTGGAAACCGTCTTCGGGTACTCCGATACTCTCCTCTTGTCCTTCTCCAAGTTGTTTGAGTCTGTTTTCTAGATTGTCTTTCTTAGTAGTCATGACTAACTATTTATCTCCGTGTCATCTGGGTCTAGTGCTTCAAATTCAAAAGTATTACCTACTCTATCATAAGTCTTTCTAAAGGTTTTTTCGACATAATCTTTTACATCAAAGTATGGGTCTAGTTCATCAATCTCTATATCATTGTGTCCAAATACGAGTCCACCAGGCACCTTCACAAAGAATGCTTCTAAAAATCTTTCGAGTGTGGTATATTGTTCTCTTGTGAATGCAGTCTCAGAACGGTTGTCTAAGGGATTTACATCACCCGTAGGAAGATTTATTCCACCAACCAATGCAACACTCAAAGAGAAATTATTATGACTCTCCTTCGCAGTATGGTTTGATACTACATCTGCGGGTCTACCTCTTTGTAATCTACCGTCTCTACGTATTACATAATGATAAACAATACCGTCATGTTTAAGTTGTTTATGTATATTGTTTATTTCGATTGAACCTATGTTTTT